ACGCAGGTCACGCGCTCATACAAGCGCGGCGTGACCATGACCATCGCGGGCGCGGCGAACAAGAAAGACCCGCGCACGGGCGAGAATCCGGCGAACATCGCGCATTTGATTGAGTTTCCGGTGAAGCCGCACGAGATCCGCCGCAAGGCTGGCGCGTTCTCCAATGTCGAGGCCATGAAGAAGGGCGTCACGGATACCGCGTTCTTTAGTCGGCGCGAATCCGTAGACCACCCTGGCTTTGAAGGTCGCCCGTTCCTGAATCCTGCGTTTGATTCCAAGTCGCGCGAGGCCGAAAAGATTTACGCGGGCGAACTTGAGAAAGCACTCATCAAAGAGGCGTTGCGCCCATGAGCCTAAGCCCCTGCGAAGCGGTTGCGATCATCCTTGAGAACGACCCGGAAGTATCGGCGCTGCGCTCTGACCGCTACTACATCGGCCTGAACATGGTGCCATCGCGCATCCAGCGCCCGTACCAGTACGCCGACCAGCGCGACGTGACCGAGTTCCGGCACATGACAGGCCGCACGGGTTACGCGAACGTGCTCTTTGAAATTGAGACGTATGCGGACACGCCGACGGCCTGCATGAACCTCGCGCGAGAGACGCGGCAGACGCTGGACGAATACACCGGCCTCGTGATCGACGCGGACGATGGCGACGAGTTTGAAGTTATCTCGATCAAGCTGGACGACGAATCGCACGTCCTGCCTGTGCCGATTCCGAATCAGGATTCCGGCCTCGCTGTAATCCGGCAAGCATACCAGATGATTTATTTCCGCAACCCGGAAACCGTCTGACTTTTTCTGCAAGGCAATCACTTTTCCAACGGGCGTACTACGCCTATTCACGAAGGGGACACTAGATGGCAGTCGCGGTGGGCGATGGAACGACGATTACTTTCGGCACCTCTGGATTCTCCATGTACTACATGGACGTTTCGGGGCCGGACATGCAGCGCGGCTTTGTGGACACCTCGCATCTCGGATCGAGCGGGTGGAAGACCTTCCTGCCGTCCGGGCTGATTGACGGCGGCACGCTCACGCTGCAAGTGCAGCACGACCCGGCGATTGACATCGCTGGCTGGCTGGATAACGACGCTGAGACGATCACGATTGACTGGAGCGGAAGCGGTGACACGTATGTGTTCTCCGGCTTCGGCACCGGCTACAGCGCGGGCGCACGCCTCGACGAACTGATGGAAGCCACGATCACGATCAAAGTGACGGGCACGGTTACGACGTAATCAACTAGGAGAAATGCCGCATGCCGCTAGACAAGAACGCAATCCTGAATGCTGACGACCGCCGCATCGAATCGCTCGACGTGCCTGAGTGGGGCGGACAAGTATTTGTCCGCACACTCAAGGCCAGCGAGCGGGATGCGTGGGAAATCTCGCTGTCCAAGGACGGCAAGAACATCGACAGGCGCAACGCTCGCGCGAAGTTTGCCGCGCTGGTGCTGTGTGACGACAAGGGCATCCGCCTGTTTACCGATGCCGAAGTAGGCGCGCTAGGCGAGAAATCCGCCGCCGCGCTCACGCGCATCTGGGACGCGGGCACACGCCTCAACGGTATCGGTGAAGAGACGGTGCAGGAGTTGGAAAAAAACTCCGGGGCGACCATTGGCGACGGTTCCAGTTCCGTCTAGCCGCGCGTCTTGGTCGCACACGCCGCGAGCTACTCGAAAGCATTGACTCCGCAGAGCTATCGGAGTGGGCGGTCTACGAACAACTAGAGCCGTTCGACGGCCAGCGCATCGAAGTCTACCTCGCGCAGATCGCAATGATTCTGGCGAACGCCCATCGCGGCAAGAACACGCCTGCCATTTCCTTCAAGGACTGTCTGGTTAAGTTCGGAGAGCACACCGGAGCCGACACGCAAGCGAAAAAGGACAAGTTCTTCAAGGCGCTATCTGTTCTAGGGGGAGGCAGCGGTGGCAAAAACAGTAATCGGAAACCTTCAAGTCCGCCTCGTAGCAACGACTGAGGGCTTTACCAAGTCGATGCTCGGCGCGTCCGACACGTTGCGGAAGTTCTCGCGCGTGATGAACACGGACGTGCTCAAGGGCGCGACGAAACTTTCCGGTTTCCTGGCGGGCAGCTTCGCGGGCGCGGTGCTGTCCATCCCGCGCTTCGTCGGCAAGGCGCTAGTCTCACTCACAAAGCTAGGCATAATTCTCGGCACAAGCCTCGTCGCGGCTGCTACGGCAGCGGGCGGGGCTTTGTTGTATTTAGCGAAGAGAAGTGCCGATGCCATAGACGCGCTCAGGGTGCAGTCCATTAAGTTGGGTGTGTCTACCGCCGTGCTGTCTGACTTCGGACTTGCGGCAGAGGAAGCGGGCGTTAGTACGGAGTCTGTGGGCGCGGCAATCTTCAAGTTGTCTAGGGCTGTTGGCGAAGCGTCCATCAAGGGCGGCGCTGCGCGTGACGCGCTCAAGGAATTGGGCCTGTCCGCATATGACCTGATTCGCCTGAAACCAGATGAGCAATTCATCAAGGTTGCTGCGGCTATCAATCAGGTTTCTAACCAGAGCACGAAGGCGCGTCTTGCTGTGGCGCTATTCGGCAAGGGCGGAGCAGAAGTGTTGCCGCTGTTCGCTGAGAATTTACAGGAAGCGCAGAAGTGGGCGCGAATCCTGAATCTTGAAATCAGCGACTTCGACGCTGCACAGGTGGACGCGGCGGGCGATTCTGTTGGACGCCTACAGTCCGCGTTTACTGGCGTCGGCAACTACCTCGCTACGCGATGGGCACCAATCATCAAGAGTGCATCCGACACGATTCTTGGCTACATCGAAGCGGCGGGCGGCGTGGCGAATGTTGCAGAGGATGCGTTTAATCGCCTGGAATCTGGCGCGATCAATGTCGTCAACAAGATCGGCTCTGCGCTTGGCGGAATCCGTGCGTTTGCTGCGACCATCGGCGTGGGTGTTGGTACGCCCGGCAATGTAATACGCGACATGCAGCACGCTATTCAAGACATCTTGCCGTGGCTCGGACGATTCAAAGATCAATCTACGTCAACCTTTGCTGGCATGAAGTCCGGCCTCGATGAAGTAAGCATAGCTATTCTGAAGGTTCTTAAATACACGCTCGAAAAGGGCGGATTCGGGAAAAACATCGAAGTAAGAATTCAAAACTACGACAACGCGATTAAGGCTCTAGAAGAATCGTCGCGTACTGCTTATCGGGCAATGGCTGAGGCCGATGAGCGCCTAAGCTCTGACGAATCCGGTAACTATTTCAAAGGTATCTCAGAGGCTATAAGCAAGGTTGGCGGAAGTGCCGTTAGCTTGGCTGATCAGCTTTCGCTTGTGCTTGCCTACGCTTGGAAGAAAGTAGAAGTCGGCGCAACGAGCATGAGCAAGGCGGCAATAGACGGTCTGCGCGACATTCAGCGCGAAGCCGCGCTAACCGCTGGTGCGCTTGAGCCTCTACGCACACCCGGCGCTATGACTGCGGAGGAGTATTTCAAGACAATTCCTGGGGGCATTGGAAACGGCCCATCCGACAAAATATTCAATATCACCGACAAGACCGTCAAGCAGCAGGAAACCTTTGCGGACGAAATGACGCGTATCTGGGCGCGGACTGCGGATTCTATTTCGGATTCACTCGCCTCTGCGCTACTCAATGGCGAGAACGCCTTTAAGTCTCTGGCGAACGTCGCCAAGTCTGTGGCCGAGCAAATCCTGTCTGCGTTTATAAACAAAGCGTTTATCTCGCCCATCATCGGCGCGATCACGGGCGAGGGTGGTGGTGGCGGGATACTTAGCATTTTTGGCAGGTCATCCTCCGGCGTAGCGCCCTCGTCGAGCCTGTCGGGTATCGCCTCGTCCATGTCGGGCGCATCCAGCGACGCGCCGCCTGTGCAGATCGTATTCAAGGGTGACGTGTATGGCATGGAGGACTTCAACAAGAAGGTGAAAGAAGGCGTTCTGCGTTCGCGCAAGGAAATCGAGCAGATGGCCGACTCGCGTATCAGCAGCAACTTCGCGCGGAAGCCCGCCTATGCGGTGGGGCGCTAACGCATGTCGCTGACGTTCCCGCTATCCATACCGGACTACGAAGACATCCAAGAGATGCGCGTCCGCAACTTGAACGCGGTGTCGCGCACCGTGTCGCCGTACACGTTCAGCACACAGGTGCAGGAGCACGCGGGCGACGCCTTTATCTTTTCGTTCAAGCTGCGCCCGATGCGGAAGTCTCGCGC